GATCTCAGCGCGCGTACGCTTGGCGTTTTCAACCAACGCGGCAAGCGCTGCGTCATCACGCTGCTCGGTCGCCTGCTTCATCCGTTCTTGGATGTCCTCAAGCGCTGTGTTCAGCTGCCCCCGGCGCTGGTTGTACATCGCCTCGTTGGGCGTTTGGCGCAACGGCTCGAACTGACCCGCCGCCTGCTCTTGGCCAGCGAACCCGGCCAGCTGGTTGGCAATGTCCTCTTGCTCACGAACGCCGGCAAGCTGTTGCTGCTGCACTGCGCGCTGACGCTCCGCGTCTACTGCCGCCAGATCCTGCTCAAGGCCGATGGCCCCGGCCTGCTCCTGCTCGATCGCTTCTTGCTCGGCCGCACGCTCCTGCGGGGTGCGCGTATCGAGGCCGAGGAGTCGGCCCGTCTCACGCAGCTCACCCTCGCGGGTCTTCAGCGCCTCCATCTTGCCGAGGATGGCCTCGACCTTGGCGTCATCGCCCTCGGTGGTGGCAGCCTGCAGGCTCGTGTTCAGCTTGGCGAGCTGGCCCTCGACCGTCTTGAGTTTCTTCTCGGTCTCCTTGATCGTGGACAGCTCGGGCAGCCCGAGGTTCTTGGCCAGCTCGTTGGTCGAGCCGAGCTCACCGCGCAGCGCGCGCAACTGAGGAGCCAGTGTGGACACGGTGTCCGTGTCACGCAGCGCAGCCGCTTGCTGCAGCTGGGCCTGCATGGCGTCGATCTGCTGGGCAAGGCCAACCCGGCGCTGGTTCACCTGCTGGGGGTCGAAGTCGCCTCGTGCCTCGGCTGCTGCGCGCTCGGCGTCAGCGGTTGCCTTGGCTGCCTCGGCCGCACGGCGGTCCTTGATCTCGGTGGCTTCGGTCTGAGCCTGACCACGCTGCACGTAACGCCCGGCACCACCCAGCGGACTGACCAACATCGCGCCGTAGGCCGCGTTGGTGTACTCCTGCGCCGCTTCGTTGTTGGTCAGCGGCAGGCCCGCCTGCCAGCGCTCAAGCATCTGCTGCCCGACCTCGGTCGAAACTTCCGCAAGAGCGCCCACGCCCGCACCCTTGGCCAGCGTAGCGGCCAGCCGCTCCTCGGCCAGCTTCATGACCTGCGCTTCGCTGCGGTTCACGAGCTGCTTGGCCGGTATGTTCAACACCTTGGCAACAGCACCGCGACCGAACGGGATGGCCGCCATGGCCGCCACATCGGCGGCAGCAGACGGGAGAGCAGCAGCCGCTGCCTTGCCCCGGTCAATCTCGACCGGACGGCCTGCCTTCTTGTCCTCTTCGGCTTGGCGCTCGATGCCCGTACCGAAGAACTCAAGGGCGGACGGGAGCACTGCTCCCCCGATACCACCGATCACGGCACCTGCCGCCGTGCCCACACCGGGTGCGATCGCCGTTCCCAGCGCAGCGCCTGCTGCCGCGCCGCCCTTGGCCGTGAGGTACGACACCGCCAGACGAGGCAGCTGCTCAGCGATAGCGTAGCGCACCTGCGAGCCCGCCTCACCCGCTGCACTCAGCAGGCCGCTCTGCTCGTAGGCTTTCTTCACCCGCTCAAGGCTCGTGCCGGACGCATACTGCTTGTCGATCTCCTCGCCTCGGGTGATGCCACGCTGCGCTGCGGCCGCTGCTTCGGGTGCACCGAACAGGGACTCCGCGCCGGTCTGCAGGCCAGAGAGCTGGCGCTTGAGCGCACCGATGCCGCTGCCGACGAGTGACGCTTCGGGTGCAGGGGTGGGCGCTGCCTGTGGTTGCAGGCCGATCTGCCCCAGAACAGCGCGATATGCCTCGCGCTGCGTCAGTTCACGGTCAGCGTCAACGCGGAATGTTCCGCGTCCGGGAATCTCGACATCGTATTGCGGCATGGATTAGGGTCCTACTTTGGTGACGCCTTTGACACCCGGAATTGAGCTCCCCCCGCTACCGAGTAGAGCTTGGAAGTCGTCGAAGCTCTTCACGCCAAGCTGGCTCAGTGCAAGTTTAGCGGCGGGCTTGTCAAGAAGCGCCGTGTACTGCTTCTGCAAACCAGCGATGGTCTGCGGCTCAGCTTTCATGTTGATGATTTGCTGCAGCCGACCTGCCAATGATGGGTCTGTTTTCATGGCTCCCGCAATTTGCAGCATCTCGGGAAGACGGCCTGCACCGGAAGCGCGTATACCGGCGGCTTTAATTTCAGCAGCAATCTTCTTGTCCGTCATCCGCTCCTGTGCCGCGATCTGTTCGCGGGACAAGTCACCTTGCAGCGCCGCCACACCCTGCTGCGTCGCGCGTTGCGACTCCGTTCCGTAAATGCTCAGCCCGTAGTTGGCCGCAAGCTCCGCAGCTCGGGCCTGGGAGTCGAACACCTTGCCCTTGGCAACGTCGGCCCGGGCTTGCGCCGCGTCACGCGCAGCCAGACCACGCTGGACCTTGCCGCTCTCGATGTCGAACTGGGCTTTGCGGATGTCAGCCAGCGCCCGGTCGCGCTCCTTCTCGTCCTTTTTCAGCTCCTTCATGGAGTCGCGGTACTGCTCAAGGCCACCGATGCCACCCTCGGCGATGTTGGACAAGGCGTACTGAGACTTGCCGGCCGCCATGCCCAGACCTGCGCGCATGACTGCCTCCCACATTGCCGTCTTGCGGTCCTCGGGCATGCGCTCTTGCTGCGCGCGCAGCTTGGCCTCGGCCTCGTTCATGAAGTTGGAGTCGATGCCGCGTGCCTTGAGCAGCTGCTCGTACTCGGAGACAGCCTCCTCGGCGGTCGGCACTCGTACCGTGTTCTCATAGATCGGACTATCCGGCGGCGCGGGCTTGTCGATCTTCGGGAAGTACTTGCTGTAGTCCCCCGGGGTGCCCCCTGCCCCAGCCCCCGCACCAACCGATCCCTTCTGCGATGCGCTGACGCGGAACGACCCGCCACCGGACGGGGCGGCACCGCCAGAACCCGGACTGCCCTTCTTCCCCGTCTCCGAAGCGGCTTGCGCAGGCGCGGTCTCGTCGGGCAACCGGAACGAAGACAGCACATCCCGGTCAGGGCCATACGCCATGCGACGGTCAACAACTACCGGGGCCGGAGAGGGCGTCAGGAGTTGGCGAAGTGCGCGGTCGCTGGACTCAGCCCCAGACGAAAGAGCACGCCAAGCGTCGCTGCCCGCAGTACGCAGGAAGTCCCCAATACCCATCCCTTCGTAGCCGGTACGCTCCGGGAGAACGCCAACGTAGGGGCGCGGCACTTGCGTCGCAGGGTCGTACTCTGGCCGACGTGTCGACGCACGTCCACCCTCTTGGAACGCAACGATCCCACCCTGCGCGAACTCCATGTTCTCGGCGGGCAGCGCGGCAACCCCTGACTCGTCCGCATCGGGGACGGCCTGCGCCCCGTACTCAGCGATCAGCTGGTCCTTGGCATTTGGTTGGTTCAGCGCCTGCACACCTTGGGTCTGCCGTTGCGCAGCTTGGCGCTCCTTGAGCGCTGCCATCGCAATCGCTTGGGGCAGCGAGTCGTCGCGGCCCTGCATGATGGCCATAAGCCGTTCGGGGTGGTACGCAGCCAGCTTGCGCGCGTAGTCGTACATCTGCTCCATGGACTGCATGGCTGCTCCTTACTTGTTGGCGATGTTGTAAGCGCCAAGCCCTGCGACGCCCAAGCCCATCATCTGACTCGACAGACTGGGCGGGGGCGCGGTCTGCACCTGCGTCTGCTGGTTGAGTGGCACCCCGCGCAAGAACGCGTTCTGCGCTTCGAGCTGTTGCTGCGGGAAGTTGGCCGCTGCCATCTGGTCGGCGAACGTGTAGTCCAGCTTCTGCTGAGACAGCCCACGCGAGAAGTCGCCGTAGGCGCTGAGCCCCTTGAGGCGCTCGAGTTGCGCAGCTTGTGCCTGCGTACCCAGCGTACCCAGACCTTGGCCAATCTGGCCCATCGTCTGATAGCCACCGAACTGCTGCTGAAGCGCCTGCAGGCCCGCCGCTTGGTTGAGGCGCTGTGCCTCCAGATCCTGCGTGGCACCGAACTGCTGCACACCGAGCTGCGCCTGCAGATTCTGCTGACCCGTGGTCAGGCCCGCTTGCTGATTGGCAAGCGCTGCCTTCATCGCTTGCTCGGCGTTGAGCCCCTGCGTCTGCAGCTGAGCGGCCATGTTCTGCACGTTGGCCTGCTGCTGATTGGTCAGGTTGGCCATGGCGAACTGAGCGCCCGTGCTCACACCCAGCTGCTGCGCTGCCATCTGCGCGGCCAGATTCTGCTGCCCCGTGGTGAGTCCTGCCTGCTGGTTGGCGAGCTGCGCTTGCAGCCCTTGCTGGCCCATCGAGATCCCGGCCTGCTGGTTGGCGAGCTGGGCCTGCAGGTTCTGGCCCGAGCCTAGCTGCTGTGTCTGGAGCAGTGACTGCAGGTTGGCTTGCTGTGCGGCCTGAGTCGCCGCACGGTCCGCGCCAAACTGCTGCTGAGCATTGGTGTACGCCGACTGAAGCCCTGCGGCTTGGATGTCAGAGAGGCGCGTACCAAGCTGGCGCTCGCGCTCGGTCTGAAGGATGGCTTGTCTTGCGCCACCGTAGGTGCCTTGACGAGCAGACGCGAGATTTTGCTGGAGCTGGCCGATGTTTGCGTCACGCACTGCCTCACGTTTCTGGATGTCGAGCACGTTCTGCATGTACGGCGACATGTACTGCTGCGCCGCTGCAGACGTGAACTGGTCGGGCGCAGTCATCTGGTACTGCGACAGCGGCGTAGACGATACACCCTGATAGCGGTCCGCTGCGTAGACATCGCGCGGAGCCTGCATCTGGAACGCTTGGACCTGCGGGTTGTACGCGCCCTGCGCGGCCTGCATGGTGGGCGCACCGTAGTTCTGAGCCTGCACGTTGGCCGGCTGCTGCATCTGGAACTGGTTGAGCGCCTGCGTGCCGACCTGCTGGGGCTGCTGGTTCATCAGCCCGGCGATACCCTGCGCCCCTTGGCGCATGTAGTCCCCACCCCACTGCATCTGGTAGGGCGTGCCAGCGTTGGCCATGTCACGCAGCTCTTGCCCAACACGCTGCTGGTCAGCGGTCTGGCCTGCCACCCGGTACTGGCCGAACGGGACGTTGCCGTACTTCTCGAAGTACGACTGCTGGGGGCTGGTCTGCTGGAAGTACTGCTCGATCAGGCCCGGCCGTGCAGCTGCGGTGTCCGTCGCTGGCGTGCCGAGATAGAACTTCTCGAACTCCGGCGTGAGGTTGGACGTGATCTGGGTCGTCGTATTCGGGGCGGTTGCCATGTCTTGTCCTTACGCGGGCATCAGCCGGCGATCGTTGATCTGGGGTGCCTGCTTGGCGCGGCCGGTGCGCTGCACACGCGCTCGGTCCATCATCGCGTAGAGCTTCTTGGCTCCGGCCTTGGACGACCCGTTGCCAAGGTGAGACACCACGTCGGCCGGGATGACGAACTCGCCGTCGCTCAGCGCCGCGCGCTGCTTGCCGTCAATGTGCGCAGGCACCGAGTCGCTCATGCCATCACCGGGTCCGTCCACATATCGGGGCGCACCACCACGGGCCAGCGCTTCGATACCACCGACGTTGCCCCCGCCTGCGAACCCAAGCCGGCCAGCCAGCGACTGCCACTTCTCCAAGCGCTCGCGCTGCTCTTTGGCCGCAGCGTCGGACGCCTCCATAGCGTTCTCCTGCTCCTCCAGCGCCTTGCCCCCGGTGAAGCCCATGTACCCGATACCCGCTGCCGCCATCGGCGAGACAGGCATGGCCGCACGTGCGGCCGACATTGCTGCTTGGCGAGACGCGGCATCCCCGAAGGCGAGGTTACGCGCCCCGGTCCCGAAGTCCTGAATCCGGCTGCCCATGGTGGGCGCAGGTGTGGGCGAGCCAACAACACTGAACTCGACGGGCGGTGCATAGGCTTGGGCTGCCACATCCGTGCCGGGTGCGGTTGCTGCGAACGAGTCGGTAGGAGCGGTGAAGCTGGTGGGAGCGGCGGCTGCGCCGCCCACGTCACCGGCCACTGCGCCAAGGTCGAACGTAGGACCAGCGGGAGCACCAACCGAAGCAACCCCAGCAGGCGCAGCAGGAGCGCCGATCGACGCCATCGGGTTGAGACCCGCGCCAGCGCTGGAGGCGGTGGCAGCGTTGGCTGCCACATCGCCAAACGCCGAGACGGGCGCAGCCCCCGAGCTACCCAGTGCGCCTGCAGCGTCCCCAAACCCAGCCGCAGCACCCGCACCCATGACGCCTTGGGCGAGCGAGCCGAGACCGTAGCTCATCGCGCCGCTTGTGAGCGCGCGCTTGAAGTCGAACCCCTTGTTGCCGGTCAGCCCGCCGATGCCGGCGTTGATGAGCGAGGAGCCCAGCAGCCCGACACCGGGGATGAACATGGAGGCGATCGACAGAACCGGCGCAATCGCGCGCAGGATCTTCTTGAACTTCTTGCCGAGACCGTACTCGGGCAGGCCAGTGTACGGGTTGGGTACGCCCGCGCCGCCGATGCCTTCCAGCATCCGGGCTTCCTGCGGGGAGATGTGCGCCAGAACTGTGTCGCCGTCCTGCCCGTACTTCTGCAAGTGCTGAGCAAGATCTTGGATCCCGCCGCCTTGGGCGTAGTTCATGGTCGGGGCCGCTGGGTAGAGTGTCTGCATATTTTACCGGCAACCCGGTCAGATCGGTAGGGTGGAGACGAACGACAGCGTCACAACGGCAGCGGGGCTTGCCGGCGCTACGTACGGGGTTGTCTTGGCGGCGATCGTGCTAAGTGTCACCTGCGTGCTGGTCGTAGACCACCACAGCGAAACGATGTCGTCGGCAGGCAGACTGACGTAGAAGTTGGCCGCCAGCACAATCGCTCCGTCCACGCCGCCGTGGCGGTTGGGCACCGATGCGTAACTGGCGGTGAGCGGAACGTCAGCAATCGAGCCGTTCTGACGGCGCAGCCAGACCGCCACGTCGTGGATCTGCGTGTCGGAGTTGGTCAGCTGCAAGCTGAACTGGTAGTTGTACACCCCATCGAACGTCGTCTTGAGCCCGCCCGCTGCGTCCAGTGTGATCCCGTTGAGCTGGTCGGCTGTGCTCAGGTCGATCTGGTAGGCCGTGTTGATGGCCGCTGCCGTGGCGGTGCCTGTGAGGCTGACCGCAGCGTGGGGGAAGTTGAGGTACGAGCCACCCGTTGTGCCCAGCAGGGTACTGTTCAGCGTGTCGAGCCGGTTGAAGTACAGGCGCAGGGCGTTGTGCACCTGATCCTGCTGGAGCGTGTCGTACTCCTTGGGCGGGATCGGGAGCGCTGGGCTCTTGGGGACGGGGAGCTGGTGCATCAGCGCCGCCCATCCGGGCGCAGGTCAAGACGCGGGGTGCCGAGCTGCCACGTCACACCGGCTGCTGTCGACAGGATCTTGAACGCCATCTGCCGCCCCCGCGCTCGGATGTAGACCTGATCGGTGTAGGACTGCACGGGCGTCATGTCGCCCACCACAGGCAGATCCGGCTCGTTGGCCGGCGGGTTGCCCGAGAAGTAGGTCGGCTTCATCGAGACGTACAGCACAGGGTTCTCCACCGTGGAACCCGCGAACGTCACGTCAGGCAGGATGCGGCGGATCAGCATCATCTGCGTACCGTTGCCACCCTCGTTGCTGATGTCGAACTGGGAGGACGTGATGAACGCCTCGATGGGCGCGCCGTCTGCGTCCACACCTTTCTCGTGGTTGTAGAGGTAGCCGTTCAGCGCGCCGATGGGGTTCTGCTGCAGGGGGGTGTCCAGCCACGCCGTGCGCGACAGCGTGCCGTAGTACCAGATCTGTTCGAGGTAGTTGTACACCACGTACTTGTCGACTTCTTCCGACGTGGCGCTGGGGTAGAACCACCAGACCTCACTGAACGCCTCGTTGGTGCCGCACACCACGGCATCCTTCTGCGCAAAGTTGATGTCCGAGAACACGTACTGGCGCAGCGTGCACGGCAGGGTCTGAACCTGACCGGTGTACATGTAGAACTTGTCCACGCCCATCCAGAAGGCGATGTTGCCGGCAGTGGTCGCGGCTCGTGGGCTCATGATCGAGATGTTGTCCGCAAGCTCCTGCAGGTTGAACACGTCGGTTGTGCCGAGGTACTGCAAGCTGTTGAGCGACGCCTCGGTCCAGATCAGCGTCTCTTGGCGGGTGCGCTTGGCAGCGACAATACGGCTACCGTTACTGATGCGCAAGAACCCGGCCGAGTTAGTGGCCAGCGGGTTCCAGATGAGCGGGTCGTCCTGCGATGACCAGCGCACAAGCAGCGGGTCGAAGTCCGTACTCAACCCCCCGTAGGGCGTGCAGCCCAAGGCCAGCACGTGCCGGTCGCCTTGCGAGACCATGGTGATCGTGGCTTTGACCGGCGCATCGGTTGCGCCCACCATCGACGACAGCGCCACCATGCGGGTGTTGAACGCACTGGTGTACGTCCAGTAGTACACGCCGCCGTTGCGGATGTTGCCAATCAGGTCGTTGCTCAGGTTGTCGAAGAACCAGTCCTGCTGCTGGAAGGCCAGCGCGGTCGTCGACGGTGTGCCCCACGTACCCGTGCCCCATGCGCCCGTGCCGAAGCCGTAGCCGTAAGAGGTGTTGGCAGGCCCGCTGTGGACGTTGAACTGCGCCGTGATGGCGGTGCCACCGCCCGCTGCCACCGTGCTCGTGGCCTGCACAACCGCGTCAACCGTGAACGTGTTGGCTCCCGCCACACTGGTGACCAGCAACGAGGTGTTGAGCGAAGCTGCCGGGATGCCCCCCACGGCCGTAGCGCCCGAGAAGCGCACATAGTCACCAGCCAGCGCACCGTGGCCCGTGATAGTCACCACCACGAAGCGACTGTTGGCCGTGGTGGCGAAGCAGTTGTCGGTTGCCGTCGTGGTGAAGGTCGCCCGCAGGGGCGTGACCTCGATCGCTTGTGGGCCTACATAGAGGTAGACCTTGGCGTTGGTGCCCGCCACCAGCAGGTTGTCGCTGTTGGTCGTGACGTAGTTGTACAGCGAGCGGCACACGCCGTCATAGGCGAGGGTGCTGTACTTGTCCCAGCCACCGATCTTCTCGGGCTGCCCTGAGCGGAAGCGAATCTTGTCGCACGAGTACCACCCGCCTGTGTTGGCGTAGTCGGTCTGCTCGCGGTTGACGCCGGGCTTGAAGGTGAGCTTGATGAGGGGCATGTTCAGAACCGTCCACGGAACCCGAGAAACACAACGACCCGCTCCTTGAGGGAGCGGGTGTCGTAGCCTTGCGGCGGGGGGTCAGCTGGCTGCACCCAGACGCGCAACCAGCGCAGAAGGCTCACTGCCCGGGCTGCTTGTTCTTGTCGGGCACGAACACGGCGATCACACCAGCCAGCGCCATGCCAGCGCTCACGATTGCTGCGGTCTGCGCCGAGTTCAGCGTCACCCCAAGGGCGGTCACCAGCATGACGAAGCCGCGCCACGTGGACGCCTCGGCCAGTCGGTTCAGGATGTAGTCTTTCAAATCGGTTCCTCCTTGTACACGGACTTGCCGCCCACAACGCGGGCGGTCAGCTGTTGTCTGCGCGGGGCGTCGCCCAGCACAGGGGTGGCGACGTGAGTCCACGCGCCGAACTCTTCGATCAACTGGTCGAACGGAATCCCAAGGTCCACAATCCGGCGGCACACGTGGCGCGGCTGCATGCCCGGCACGATCAGGTCAGCTGCCCGCCCGTACATGTGCGCCGAGTTCATCACGCCACCGATGGCCTTGTTCAGCGTGGGCGAGCGATAGCCGCTGCTGATGATGACGGGAACTCCCAAGGCGTTGCGAAGCGGCTGCAGGATGACGGTGCACAGTCTGTGCAACTCGTCAATGATAAGCGGAGTGGGGGTGTTGGGGAACCCCATGCGCGTGGCCGCCTGCGAGATCACGAACTCGTCGAGCGAGAAGTCCTTGGACAGTCTCATGCCTGCTTGGCCTTCAGGGCGTCAATCTCGGCGGCCAGCTCCTTGATGGCTGCCACCAGCAGCGGGATCACCTCGGTGTAGCGCAGGCCGAGATAGCCGTCAGCGTCTTGAGCAACGGCTTCAGGAAGTACACGCTCGAAGTCCTGCGCGATCAGGAACGCCCGGCTGATGCCCGCGTCGTCGTTGAGGTAGCGCCCGGTCACCGCGCGCACAGTCTTCAGCTTGGCAAGCGCACCGTCGATCGTCTTCAGGTCGGTCTTCAGGCGAGCGTCAGAAGTAGAAGTCCATGCCGTGTTGCCCCATGTCATGTACATCCCAACGCCGTTGGAGTTCTTGACCTGAAACGCTGCGGTTGAGTCCGGGCCGCACAGCCAGTGACCGGCGGTCATCGTGGTCTCGCGTAGCACCAGCGGGACTTCGCCGGTCGAGGTAAAGTACGCGCGGCGAGTTGTCGGGCTAATTTCGAGCGCGTCGACTCCACCGGCTTGCAGCTTCAGCGCAAGGTACGCTCCACTGCCGGTTTTGGTGGACGCCAGACCGACATAGTTGCCCGCAAGCACAGAGAGGTCGGCAACCGACGAGTCGCTTGGCGTTGACGTGGAGTACGCTTGCCACCCAGCCACCGCGCCAGACCCATTTGGGATAACGCCGACAAAGGTAGCCTCATTCGTCGAGTTAGTCTGGAAGAACGCGCGCTGGTTGATGTCGGCGTTGGTGAACGCCCCGCGAATCTTGGTCCCAGCCTGCGGCCAGTTGGTCCCGTAGCTGCTCTCCGCCGTCAGCTTGGCGTTGCCGCTGTACAGGTTCGTCGCGTTGGTCGTGGACCCGGACGTACCGTTGATGTTGATGTTCCACGTCCCCGACGCGTTCGTGCCGTCTGCCTTGGGTGCGCCCACCGTGTTGTAGCTGATCGTCCGGGCAACCGACCCGTTGTACGCCGTACCCGACGCAACGCCAGACCCGGAGTCGTTGAACGTGACGGAATTCGTCACACTGCCCGCGCTGGAGGCCGAGCTGGCCGACCCAGAGATGTTGATACCCCACGTCCCCGAGGCACCTGAGCCATCCGTTGCCGGTACGCTCAGTG